CTGTAAATGTTGGCAAGTATGCTGCTACATTGCTATTACCATAACTTGCGGGCAATCCAGTTAGTTGACTGCCATTACCTAAGATATAATTGCCTTGGATATTACCAGTTGAACTAATGTTACCTGCTGTTAAGTTACCTGTAAATGTTGGCAAGTATGCTGCTACATTGCTATTACCATAACTTGCGGGCAATCCAGTTAGTTGACTGCCATTACCTAAGATATAATTGCCTTGGATATTACCAGTTGAACTAATATTGCCTGCTGTCAAATTACCAGTATATATTGGTAGATAAGCCGCCACATTACTATTAGCATAACCAGCAGGTAATCCAGTCAACTGACTTCCGTTACCTATAAAATAATTTGCTGATATATTACCTACCGCAGTAATGTTGCCTATATTACCCGAGTATGTGGGCAAATAAGCTGCTACATTGCTATTACCATAACTTGCTGGTAATCCAGTTAGTTGACTACCATTACCTAATATATAAGCTCCGCGTATATTACCTGTAGAGCTTATTCCTATATTACTCGACCACGCATTGGCAGTGCTGTTATATGTCCAGTTGATCAGTGGACTTCCGACAGGACCAACATTTAACCCAGCACCATTTATATTGCTGTAAGTAGATTGATTGTTTGCTAATTCGATGTATAAATCGTTTGTGGTAATCACATTACTATTGATAAATGTGACATTACCCTGTACATTCAAATTGCCGAGAATATTGGCATTGGAGCTGATATTCAATGTGTTGGCAGATAGCTGCCCTGCTGCGCTTACGGAACCGCTGGTTAATAAATTAGCGCCAACTACATTGCCGCTAGTGCTAACATTACCAGCTGTTAAATTACCAGTATATGTGGGAAGATACGCTGCCACATTGCTGTTATTATAAATTGGTGGTAAGCCGGTTAATTGACTTCCGTCACCGATAAAGTAATTGCCAGATATGTTGGCACTAGTTATAATTTCCGAGGTAACATTGCCACTTGCCAGCAGTGTTGTGACATCGCTATTACCGTAACTTGCGGGTAGTCCAGTCAACTGACTGCCGTCACCTATAAAGTAGTTGGCTGTGATATTGGCCCATTGATTTGTAGAATTGCCTATATTATAAGTTGAAGTTGTGGAAGGAATAATATCAGAGGCTACATTGGCGAAATCTACCCCTGCCGGAGATGCGTCCACCCACTGGCTACCGCCGACATCGTTATAATAAACATACAATCGACCAGATACTTCGTCCCACCATAAGGTCTGGCTAGTAGGCATTGTAGGAGTGGCATTAGCCTGTGTTACCCCGCCACCACTACTGATATTAGATAATTGACTACCATCGCCTATAAAATAATTGCCTTGGATATTACCACCGGTTGTAATATCTGAGGTGACAGATCCGCTGGCTAATAGAGCAGTGACATCGCTGTTACCATAACTTGCGGGTAGTCCGGTTAATTGACTACCATTACCGATGAAGTAGTTACTAGTTATATTCCCCGTCGCGCTGACGTTGCCGGTTGTGAGATAATCGGTTGTAACATTACCACTTGATAGTAATGCGGTTACATTGCTATCATTATAGCTCGTAGTTACTGTAATATTAGATAAAAATCTGCCATCGCCTATAAAATATCCGCCAGTAGTGATGTTGCCCACTATAGATAGATTTGCCAATGGACTTAATTGTTCGGCTAATCCTGCGACTACAGCACTATTGGCCATGTCAGCTTGTATTGCGTAGTGAGCTGTGTTGGCAGTGATGGCTGAAGTAGCGGTATTGGCGCTGTTGGCTATATTAGCATTGATGGCATATAGCGCAGTATCGGCATTAATGGATTGGGCAGCCAGAGCAGCCAGATTAGCAGTAGCAGCATTGTTGGCATTTAACGCATAGGGAACGTTGCCTACGATGAAGTTAGCATTGATATTGCCTATGTTGCCGCCATCGCCAGATAGTGTACCTATGATGATATTACCAGTAATGACGTTGGCATAGATGTTACCGGTACTGCTAATATCGCCCGCTGCTGACATATTAGCAACCAGACCAAATGTTGTCAAATTACTATTGATGACGGTACTGGATAAGACATTGCCCAATAGTGACACGCTATTGACATTGGCTACTATATTACTGAGATTGGCACCGTCACCTATAAAAGTCTGGGCAGTGATGGCAATATTACTAACCCAGCTGTTGGTACCGTAACTATAAGTGAATCCAGTGTTGGCACCGTTGACTAATATTCCTGCTCCGTCAGCCTGGATCGCGTTAGAAGCCCCGTGTGCTAGAGTGATGTTGGTATTGGCTACTGTAATATTACTGTAATTTACGGTGACTACATTACCATCGACATTTAAGTTGCCCTGTACATATAGGTTGCCAGTCAGCACACCTATATTGGCATTCAAGTATTGCGAATAGATGGTGTTGAATGGATTTACATTCGATCCAATCGATCTTACACGGGGGATATCGGGCATGATAGGTGCTGATGCTACAATAGCACCTATACCGTTAGGCATCAGTTTTAGATTGCCGTTGGTATTGGTTGTAGAAATCGTGTTGTTGGCTATCTTGATGTTTGAATCAACCGGACCCGCATTAAAAATCTGTGTAAAATTATTGTTAGTATCAGTGAAAGCGACTCGTAGAGAATCGCCTGTGCCATCATTTGCCACATTGCCCGTATTGATTATGATTTGTGCCATCTAAATATCCTTGGATTAGCAGTATTTAGCTTTTAGGCTACTTCGTGCTTTGGATGAATCGATCAAATTTCATAGCCAAATCTTATTGTAAACAAACTGTAAGCAGCATATAATACGAGTATGCTATAGACGCTATAGCTATATAAGAGGATAAACCATGAAATATAATTACTCACGTAAAACCAAAACCTTCCAATTACAGAAGGCATTACAAGCAGGTGAAGTTATTACCAGCAGCAAAGCAGAAAAGCAGTTTGGTATCAAAAATCTAACCGCTGAAATCACTCGCGTTCGCCAGAATGGCTATCCAGTACGCACCAACACCCGCGTAGCAGGCAACGGGGTACGTGTTACAGAGTATGCTCTCACTAAGGCACCACGCGAAATCGTAGCATTGGGTTACCTTGCTAAATCAATGGGTCTGTCAGTTTAATCAACGTGACATCTCATGACAAAGGGGCTGGTAACAGCCTTTTTGTTTGACTTTTTGTGCTACAGACTGTATAATTACCTTGCATGATTAAATAATGATTTAGGAGATGTTGATGAGTGATTTATTAGAAGAAGCCGCAGAACGCACAGAATTATTACTACAGCAGAGCCTTAGTATGCGTCAACCTGTACCCCCAAAAAGCGGTACTTGTCTTAATTGCGGGGATGAAATATCCGGAGCATTTTGTTCAAATGAATGCCGCGAAGATTGGGAATTAGAAGAGAAGATGAGAAAAATGCGCGGCGACGCCTAATTACGAGGTAATACACGATGCTTGGTCACGTACTTCTCGGTATGTTAATCGGAATAACTATAACTTTCATCTATGCGGTGTATAAAGTAGCGTCTTTGCTGAAAGAATTAGAGCGAGTGCCAGAGGTTGACCTCACTGATACTAAACTGCGAGTTGTAGTAGAGAAAGAGCAGCAGCATTATTATTGCTATGGTGTAGAAGATAGGGTATTTGTCTGTCAAGGCGGTAGCTTACAAGAGCTCAGTAGAGCTTTTAAACTGAGATATCCCGGTAAATTGATGTACATCGTGGGTGGTGATTCTGAAGCTTTACGAGAGCTATCTCCAAATAACACTTGACTATTTGATAAATCGGTAGTATAATAGTGCTATATTACAGTATAGGTATTTGCTATGAAAGTTAGTTTAGTATCAGATCTGCATTTGGATTATAGTGGCTATCTAGATATGCCCGGCGGGGAGGTACTAATCTTGGCTGGTGATATCTGCGAAGTACGCAGTATGCGCCGAGATTTGGAAGATCTAAAAGTTAAAACATCGACTCCAAACAAAGAGTATCCCAGTTCGGAATTTTTCTTCCACGAATGTGCCAAATACAAAAAAGTGTTCATGGTCATGGGCAATCATGAATCATACGGCGGACGTCTAGAAAAAACTTACGGCATTTTAAAATCCATGCTGCCCGACAATGTCACCGTGTTGGAAAACGAAGTACAAGAATACGAAGGTGTGATGTTTTTGGGCGCTACCATGTGGACCGATCTCAATAAAAATGATCCCGGAACGATATTGACCCTTAAGACCGGCATGCATGACTATCGCTCGATTACGCAGCAACAAGGTAATAATTATTTCAAATTGACACCTGAGCGCACTGCCAGCGAACACACCAAGACCGTTGAATATTTTAAACGAGTATTAGAATCGAATCGAGATAAACCTTTTGTAGTCATCTCGCATCATGCCCCTAGTTACTTGAGTATTCATGACAACTACAAGCACGACAAATATATGAATGGTGGATATGCCAGTGACCTTAGTGAATTGATTTTAGATTTCCCAAACATCGTTCGATGGTGCCATGGTCATACCCACAACCCTTTTGATTATATGATTGGCTCTACGAGAGTTTTATGTAATCCCCGAGGGTATGTGCCTCACGAAGCTGGCAATGGATTCGATGTGAATTTTACTTTTGAGGTATAGATGCTGGTAGGCTTCAGTTATAGTCGCTGTGTAAAAGATATCGTAAATGGTGTCATTGACATAGACTCTGTATTGGTAGTTATCAGCAGAACTAATTTTGATCCGCATGACAATAAGGAATGGGACACGGTATGGCGAGTCTATCGCTACGGAGAAAATCCAGAATGGTATGACTGTAAGGATGAAGACGAAGATCGTTTTCGCAGTGTCAGTATAGAATTAATTGAAACTGGCAAGTTACATCAGCCTAGACAATTTGGTGCTCATCCCATACGCAGACACGAGACATGGCTAGAACTAGTTTTGCCCAACAGTGAATTAACAAAGAATCCCGCTGCTAAAGCAGCATGGGAACAGTTCCAAATAGTAGCAGAATTGACAAATGTTAAACTATACCGCAGTAATTACTAAGGAGTAGATATGGCACTCGTGACACGACATAGCGATACTTGCAAGATCAAGATGGCAAACAGCGAGAAGTTAACCGAAGCAGTGGTACAAAACTTTAAAGAACATGAGAATCTCACAGTCATCGTCAACAAGCTGGTAAAGATCTCTATGCGATGGAATGGTAAATGCTATGAAGGCCGTGCTGCTGGTATGGATTTTGTCAGTGATGGGCCCACATTAAGTCGCACCCAGACTGGTCCCCGGGGCTAATGATGACGTTAGATAAAGTAACAACCAATGAATGCTAATTTAAAACGAATAATGGATCGGCTAGTAACAGATACTAGTGGTAAATGGATCAGTGTTGAACAGGCAGAAAAACTAGTATGGGCCACCATAACCGAGTGTGCTGATTATATGGAATCCATACAGTCAGACCGAGATCTACCACGACACGCATCGAGAATTTTTAATAATTTTAAACACGATTAGGAGCAGGCCGAGATGATCCGCCCACTACGTGATGATCTAATGGTACAGCAACAACTACCCGCCACGGACATTAGAGCAAAGATGTGGCAGCACATGGTGGCAGTCATCATGCTGAACCAGACCGGACGTGTACCCGTAAAAACGGTGTTTCCCGTATTTGTAGATCGTTGGCCCACTCCATATTCATTCAGTATGGCTCGAGAAGATGAGATACGTGAGGTCGTATGGAGTTTGGGCATGTCGAATGTGCGTACCAAAAGATTACAGCGTATGACCAAAGACTTCTTGACTTGGGATGGAAATGATGCTACAATGTTATATGGTATAGGAAAGTATGGCAGTGATAGCTATGAAATATTCTTCAAGAATAATTATACAGTTGATCCAACTGACAAAGAATTAAAACGATATCTACAAGAAAAGGAGCTAGCATGAAAGACACACAAATAAAAGTATGCGGCACAAGTTACGACATTAGATTTAAACCCGGCGAGGCTATGGGGGGTTTGATAGGCAGTGCCAACTTTAACACCCAAGAGATCTCGGTCAACACGGATCACAGTTTACAGACACAAAAGATCGCGATCTTGCATGAGATTCTGCATATCCTAAGCGACTCATATAATCTCAGATGGGAAGAAGAGACCGTAAAGTTTACCACCCACGCCTTGCTGGCATTGTTTATGGATAATCCCAAATTGGCAGAAGATCTGATGTCACATGATGTAAGTGCCCTCTAAAGGAAAATAACATGAGAAGCCATTATTGGACATGTAGCCGGCTAGCAGACTGGATTCGCGGCACTACAAAACTAAAGTGTGGCACCAGCGAAGAATGGCACGAATGGGAAGACCGTGCCAAAGCCGCATATCCTGTTCGCTGGTGGCTAGCTGAAGAGGGTCTTGACTATATTCAAAAATTTGTTTACTACATACCAGATAAATTAAATGAAGTCAGATTCTATATCAACAATCGTTGGATATCTCGCAGCCATGCTCTCACTGCACATGTCAAGGATATTAAGCCCGGAGATTGGTGTGACGTGGGAAATCGCTTTCTTCCCTGTCTTTTTAATGAGCTTGTGGACTTCGTAGAGGTAGAAACTGCGTGGCATCACGTATGCTGGGATGATAAATCACGTGAAAAATATAAAACTCCATGGTGGCGCACAGGATGGCTACGGCTTCGTGTATGGCGTTGTCCCGAAGCTGGCGTCGCCCATTTAAATTGGGCAAGTGATTTAACTAATATAGAATATGCCCAAGAAGGTGACGTTATAGAACTTACACCGCAGGCGTTAGCTGCCCGCGAAATATTGGAACTATATACTTGGTGGACTAAGGTTTATGCTAATCGACCCGACGCCTATGCGGCAAGTGGCTGGAGCGATCTTTGCGAAGAGATACGCCTGCGCAATGGTGGCAAAAGTCTTTTGGGTAGCACTCCTGACGATCTGCGAGAAGCTAGTGACGTAGCTCATACTAAATTACATGAAATAGAAGCAGCATACACGGCAGAAGACGAAGCTATGATGATTAGATTAATTAAGGTTAGGAATCACTTATGGACATGATCGACCCGCACTTTTCTTCGAGATTCGCACAAGCGCCACTGCCGCAGAAACAAAAGTTTGTTAAATCTGAAGAATATGCTACATGGCGAAGAAATTATCTGTTTGATGCGTTACGTGGTATGCGGTATGGCCAGAGTTTTTGCGAAAATTATGGTATAACTGATTATGTCTTGTATTACATGACTAAACAGCCCAACGCTGATCTATACATAAGAAAATATTTTGTCATCTGATTACAATTATCACTATCATGTAAATGTTATTTGGGATGTCAGACGTCATACCGATGCTGATTTTTTCTGGGATCAGTTATGTAGCAACAACATACAGTCTTTTGGCTTGCCTGGCGATAGATACATCACACGCTCTTATTGGTATATCAGTAAGATGACGTGGAGTTTTAAGTCTGAGCAAGATGCTCTGCTATTTAAATTAAAAAATAGCGAATATGTATCCAATTAGAGTCGAAACAGATAGCATATACAGCGAGTATCACATCTGCGGGGATGAAAAATTTGAGTACGCCCACGAACTTAAAAAACCTACAGGAACTTTGGACGAAATCTTAACCTGGAATAAAAATGAGTTAACAGACAACTGGAAGTGGCAGTTAGTGGATGTGAGTTCTAGACAATGGCCAGGCAGATATATTTTTTATTTCAATAGTGAACGTGATTACATAGTATTTTTGCTAAAATGGAGTTGAAAACTATTGATTTCTTCACTGTATACATATATAATGGAGTATGACTATCAAGTCATCTTAATAAGGAGAACTAAATGAAACAAGTATTATTATCAACTTTGTTAGTAGGTTTAATGGCTTCAGCTCAGGCTTATGATCTTGGTGTTTTAGGCGGATCAGATATTCAAGAAGGCAAAGGTGTATACACCAATCTAGGCGCGACCGCTGTAGCTCATGAAGGCAAATTCAGTACCGCAGTTGAAATGGATCGCGAATTCAAGCGCAATACCAACAAGTATAGTTTATTGGCTGGTTATGATTTTGCTAAGATCGGTACTGTGACATTCACCGCCAAAGCAGGCGCCGCTTATGTCAAGCCAGATCATGGTACTGACGGCTATGCTGCCTTGGCAAGTATCGGTGCTTCTATGCCTGTATTTGACAAAGTTACTGCCACTGTTGATTTACGTCATCAGTTTGGTCAAGATCGCATCGAAAGCGTAAATGGTAACACCATCTTAGTTGGTGCCCGTTACTCATTCTAATAGTTTTAATTAGAATAATATTAAAACCCACTTCACGTGGGTTTTTTTATGGCTAAGCTGAAGGTAATAACTTTTACCTATTACGGTCATAAAAAAATACAATTAAAAAAGTTATAATAATCATTGATTTACCATATAAATACTAGTATAATAACTTTGTGGTTATTTAATTTAAGGGAGAAAACAAATGACACAAAAAACTTTGAAAGGTACTAAAACAGCAGAATGTCTTAAAGATGCGTTTGGTGGTGAGAGTATGGCAAATCGTCGTTACTTGTATTTCGCAAATCAATGCGACATAGCAGGAGAAAACGATCTATCGGCATTATTCCGCTCTACAGCCGAAGGCGAAACAGGGCATGCCCATGGACACATGGAATATTTGATTGAAGGTGGAGCAGGAGAACCTGGCACCAATATGCCTGCTAAATCTCCGCAAGAGATGTTGGAAGCTGCCGTACATGGTGAAACACATGAATATTCGGATATGTACCCCGGCATGGCCAAGACTGCACGCGAAGAAGGATTTGATGAAGTAGCTGATTGGTTCGAGACATTAGCCAAAGCAGAACGTAGTCACGCCATGCGTTATCAAAAGGCATTGGATGCGCTCAAAGCTAGGACGTAATTCATTTATATGAATTTAATGATTATCAGTATGTGATTTGGGGTATTTCTCCTGTATAATTCAGCTACATACTATTGTTG